GCAATTGCGGCAGGCCCGAATGCAACCCGTATTGGCGCTCTTGGCGTCACACAAGCATAAGGAGACAGTCATGGGTCAATTTAAACCAATGGTCAAAATGATGACCACGGAGCCTACCGTTGAGTTAAAGCTCAAAAAAGGTGGAATTGTTTCTATGAAAAAGGGCGGCTCTACTACCAAAGCTAAGAAAATGGCTATGGGTGGTGATCCTATGATGAGTGGTGAGCCTGGCTTAGCTTCAGAGATGATGGGCGCTCCACGTATGCCATCAGGCCCTGTAGGTGGCTCTGCAGCCCCAGTGGTTGGTCCTAAGCGCCCTCCAATGTCGATGCGTCGTAAGGCAATGAAGCCGCCTATGCGTCCACCTATGCGCCCTCCTATGTCGGCTCCTGCTCCTATGGCTCCTCCTTCTATGGGCGCTCCTATGGCTCCACCACCAATGATGAAAAAAGGTGGTAAGGCAGACATGATGCAAGACAAGGCTATGATGAAAAAAGCCTTTAAGCAGCATGACATGCAAGAGCACAAGGGTGGCAAAGGTACTACATTGAAGCTCAAGCACGGTGGCATGAAGTACGCTACTGGTGGTGTTGTTGATGGCCAAGGTGGTTATAAGAAGGGTGGTTTGGCTTCTGGCGGGATTATCAATACTGAGAACCAAGGCGGCGAGTATCGCAATACAAAGATGCACACATCCAAAACTGATCATTCGCCTGCCAAAACTGGTGGCGTGAAGAATGGTAATGGCGGTGGTTATAAAACTGGTGGCGTCACTAAATCAAACGCAGGCGGCTACATGAACGGTGGTGCCTCAAAAAAGTTTGCTGACGGGGGTTCGGTGCAGTCTGATGGACGCCCCGTCAAGATGCCACAGGGAGCTAAAACTCCTTCTAAGCCAGTAAGTATTAACCAGTTATCTGGCACCTTTAAAAAAGGTGGAAAGGTAACTGCTGCGGAAGGTAGGTTGATGTCAGCTAACAAAGCTGAGAATTCTTCAGCCATGAAAGCTGCGAAAGCAGTAAAGCTTGATCAGTACAGTAAGTATCAGAAGTCTGGCAAAAAGATGGCTGAAGGTGGTGATGCACAGTCGCGTGAAAACGCTGCTGCGCGTGCCGCTTTTGATGTTGATGAGCGCAAATTTAACGAAGGACTTCGGTCTGACGTTGGTGATGCGTTGATGTATATCCCACGTAAGATCAAGAAAGCTTTAAGTGGCATGACTGGTCAAGGTGCGGTGACTACAACTGAGCGTGAAGTAAGTAAGACAGTGTCGCCTCCCGGTAGAAAGCGCGGCGGTAGTGCTTGTTGAAAATGAGTAGGGGGTTCGCCCCCTACTTTTAATTGGAGAGAAATATGGCTGATGCAGTCACAAGTCAAACGCTTTTTGATAATGAGCGCACGGCTATTATGAAATTCACGAACATCAGTGATGGTACTGGTGAGTCTGCGGTTTTAAAGGTTGATGTTTCTGCACTGACCGCAAGCGCCTCTGGTAAAACTTGTACTAGAGTAACGGTCACCAAAATCTACATTGCCAATCATGGTATGGAAGTAAGAATGCTGTGGGACGCCACAACTGACGTACCATTCTTTCTATCGTCACCCGGTGCGACTCAGACGCTAGATATGAAAAGTTTTGGTGGTATTACTAACAACGGCGGTGCAGGTGTTACTGGTGACATTGTGTTTAGTACGGCTGACGCATCTTCTGGAGATACTTATTGGTGCATTTTGGAAATGATCAAGGGTTACAACTAATCATGCCAAACAAATCAATTTCGCAGAATTTGAAAAAAGCTGGGTTTTATGAAGCAGGCAAAACAGAACGCGCAAAGATAATCAAAGACGTAACAACAAAACCTCAACGGGTGGCCATAGTGGATAAGTTATTTTCAGCCAAGAAAATGAAAGGCGGTGGTCTTTATGAAAATATTCATGCAAAACGTGAACGAATTTCTGAAGGCTCTGGCGAAAAAATGCGTAAAGCTGGTAGCAAAGGTGCGCCATCAAAACAAGACTTTGTAGAGTCTGCCAAAACTGCCAAGATGAAAACTGGCGGCGCATCTAAAAAATCTTGTTGGTAATTATGCCTGCCAAGTCCAAAGCGCAGTTTAAGTTGATGAAGGCTATTGAGCACAATCCTTCTGTTGCTAAGAAGGTTGGCATGTCTTCATCTAAAGCAGCAGAATACACAGAATCTAACGTAGGAAAAAAAGCCTATGGGAAGCTCCCGTCGAAATTAAAAGAGGGAGGCCCTTCTCTTTCCGTAGGTCGAGGCGAGAAGCTACCAGCTGAGCAAGGGGCTGGGTTGACGGCCAAGGGTCGTGCAAAGTACAACAGAGAGACAGGGGGTGATCTAAAGCCTCCACAGCCGCAAGGTGGCTCTCGCAGAGATTCTTTCTGTGCTCGTATGGGATCAACGGCAAAGAGCTCTGAGCGTGGTTCTAGGGCTCGTGCATCAATGAAACGCTGGAATTGTCCAGGCTGGTAAGGAGATAGAAATGGCTGATAGTTCTTTTAGAACGTACCCAACACCAGAAGGTCAAGTCTATGAGATTGACGGGGCTCCTGTAACTAAAGAAGAATATGACTCTCGTCAAGCCGCATCTAAACAAGAGATGCAAGATTTTCGTAGTGCGCCAAGTGGTAGTAGTGACTTAGATAATTTTGCTGCTGAAGCAAAAGCTAGAGCGCGTCTAAGAAAAATTGGAAACAAACATGGCGGCGCAATAAAAATACCAAAGACAAAAGTTACAACTGGTCAAACTGGTTCTAAAAAATCATCAAATTGGTAAATCATGGCTTATTCAGGCACAGTTAGTACGACAGTAATAAATGTCCAACAGCTGATAGACCATGGTGCTCGTCGTTGTGGAAAGTTAGCTGAAGAACTGACGTCTGAGCAGCAGGTAGCTTCACGTCAATCTTTGTACTTCCTTCTGTCGCATCTAATTAACCGCGGCATTCAATACTGGGCTATTGAAAAAGAAGTCATAGGCTTGTCTGCTGACAAATATATATACAGCCTACCTTATGGCGCTGTAGACGTCTTAAACGCTTTGTATCGCAAGATGAACCGCCCTTCAGGTGATTACACATCTTCAGCTGGCGGCGTAATTGCAAATGTTTACGACGGCGATGTAGACACATTCTGCCAACAGACCTCAGCAAACGGAAACATCCAAGTTTATTATGGCACCGGCACTCCCATTTATGCTGGCAGTATCGGTATTTTGCCTTACGTGTCTGGCGGCGGTTCTGCCACCTGGTCAGTCACTTTTGAGTATTCAACTGACGGAACTACATGGTCAACGCTCGACAACCTTGGCTCAATAACTGTCACTGATAATCAATGGATTTGGACGGATATTGATCCAGGGCAGTCTGTTGCTTATTATCGTGTTCGTGTATATAGCGGAGCAACTTTAGCTTTACGTGAGTTTTACGTTGGTAACAACAGCACTGAAATACCAATGGCTCGTTTAAATCGTGATGATTACACTAGCCTGCCAAACAAAAACTTCACAGCTAACCAGCCGTTTCAATTTTGGTTTAACCGCACTATTCCTGTGCCTGAAATCTATTTGTGGCCTGTGCCAAGTGACCCTTTTATCCAGATGACTGTCTGGTACTCACGTCAGATTATGGACGTAGGCTCATTGACTGATGAGCTTGAGATTCCACAGCGGTGGTACGAGGCTACAGTAATGATGCTGGCTCACAGGATGAGCCTAGAGCTGCCAGGTATTCAGATGGATAGAATTGGTTATTTAGAAAAAATGGGAATGCAGTATTTGATGGAAGCTGAACAAGAGGAGCGTGATAAGTCGCCAATTTACATTAGCCCTAATATTTCAGTCTACACAAGATAATGCCAGTATTTCTTGATACTAGAGGTTACTCAGACATTGCAATTGCAGTGTGTGATCGCTGTAAAATGAAGCGCCCTCATGCTGAGCTATCAAAAGACCCAAACTTCCCAGGTTTAATGGTGTGTGAGCAGGGGTGTAAGGATCAGTTTGACCCGTATAGGCTTCCCGCAAGGAAGACAGAGCGTATTGTTCTACGGTTCCCGCGTCCTGACGAAAGTGTGGCCGATGATCCAACAGGAATTACAACAAATGCACCAAATGAATTTGTTATTTCTCCTGAACAGAACGTAGACACACCAGAACAGAATGGCAATCTTGACAATTTGAGTCCGAGTCCATAATGGCAAATATACAGATTACCCAATTACCTGCTGGTGGTGCGATTACTGGAACAGAGCAGGTTCCAGTTGTCCAGAATGGGGTGACTGTTCGCGTCGCTACTTCAGCTATTGCAGCGTCACCCGCCCAGCAACAAACCTTCCTAACCCTAAATCAAGAGTCCACACTACCTAATTCACGGGCTTTGTCTGGCAGCTTAGGAGTTGGCCTGACTGACGGTGGAGCTTTAAGCACCCTTCAGATCACGTTAAACGGGGCTTCTGGCAGCTTAGAGTCTGCAGCTAATGGGTTGGTAGCCAAAACAGGTTCATCGACCGTCACAAGCCGTTCTATAGCTGTTTCTGGCAGCGGTTTAAGCGTTACTAATGGCTCAGGAGCATCTGGCAATCCTACGTTAGCGCTCAGTGGCCTGCCTGCAAGCTTAGCTGGCTTGTCTGGCACAGGTATTTTGAACATTATCAACGGTACAAGCGTTGGTTCTGTTGATATTTTAGGTACAGCCAACCAAATTGCTGTGGCCAACGGTAATGGTGTTGGAAATCCGACTATTTCTATTACCAGCAATCCAGTTTTACCGGGTTCTGCTGGTGCGGTTGTGCCATCTGGTAATACGGCTGCTCGTGCTTCGGTGCCATCAAACGGCACTATCCGATACAACACAGACAATGCCAATTTTGAGTTTTATCAAAACAATGTTTGGGCAGTTTTTGGCACTGGAGCTGGTTCTGTTACTAGCGTGTCAGGCACCGCAAACCAGATAACAGTTGTTAATAGCACTACCACCCCTATTGTTTCAATTACTAGCGACCCAACAATCCCCGGTACTGGAGGCGTTGTTATCCCCGCAGGAACCACTGGGCAAAGGGGCGCAACCACCAACGGAACTATTCGCTACAACACAACCATTGGATTGCTTGAGGGATACATCAACGGCGCTTGGTCAACTCTTAGTACGGGTGGCTCTGGCGTTACCTCCGTGGCGACGGGAACTGGTCTTACCGGTGGCCCAATCACCTCCACAGGCACTATCTCTCTTGATAATACGGCAGTGGTTGCAGGCTCATACACTGCAGCAAACATTACTGTAGATGCCCAAGGGCGACTTACATCGGCGGCAAACGGCTCTGGTGCAGGAACTGTCACTAGCGTTGCAGTATCTGGTGGCACAACTGGATTAACAACATCTGGTGGCCCAATCACATCAAGCGGGACTATTACTCTTGCAGGTACATTAGCCGTTGCCAGCGGTGGAACGGGAACAGCCACCCCTTCAATAGTTGCTGGCACTAACATTACTGTTTCAGGAACTTGGCCTAACCAAACAATTAATTCATCAGGTTCTGGCGCTGGCGATGTAGTTGGCCCAGCCTCTGCTACGGACAATGCAATTACAAGGTTTGACAACACCACTGGAAAACTTGTACAAAATAGTCTGGTCACAGTCTCTGACACTGGTGCGATTACTGCTCCACAAGTTGGGTCGGTTATTCCGTTTTACTATGCCAACCAAGCAGCTTTCCCGTCTGCAGCTACTTATCACGGAGCTTTGGCTCACAGCCATGCCGACGGAGCAATGTACTTTGCTCACAGTAGTTCGTGGATCAGGATGCTTGATGCAGGTACAGCTGTAACAATAGCGCAGGGCGGTACGGGTCAGACTACAGCGGCGACCGCGTTCAACGCTTTGTCTCCCATCACTACTACTGGCGACCTTATAATAGGGAATGGATCAAATAGCGCCACTAGGCTTGGGATTGGTTCTAATGGATATGTCTTAACATCTAATGGAACCACAGCAGCATGGCAGGCATCAGGTGGCGGCTCATCATCTCAGGCTAATGCGTTTGCTTGGTTTATTTCTTAGGAAAAAATATGTTAATCCTTGACGCAATCACAAAATCAATTGAAGTAGTCATGTCAGGGGCTGCGGCTACAACCAACCCTGATTT